AATATAACATCTTTTTCCAACGATCCTATATATTGGCCGTCAATTTTATTTATAGTGTAATATCTTTTAAGAAAAGATATGTCACTTAATTTTCTCAACGGAGTGATAAATTGTGCCTTACTATCAGAAGTATACGTAAGATCTAAATCTCTCATATAATCTTGAACAACTATATCGTTAAAAGAATGTCTAAAATGCTTCGATATACTACCATTCACATCATCACCAAATGTGATGAGGTAAACATGATTATCAAAACTTGGTAGAGCAGACAAATCATTTTTATTTGATTTAACCCAGCAATACCTAAAGGCCATTAGATTATATATAGAATTGACTAAAACTGTGAGTGGATGTCCACTAGGTAAAGAATTAGCCCATTCATAAATATGATTTTTATGAATATGTCTAGACTGAACTAACTCAACCCACAACATATATCGTATGGTTTTATTCTCATCAGAGTCATCGTACCAATCATTAATTCTATCTAAAATATGCCAGTATAGATGTTGTTTACCAGCACAATCAAAACCAGAAAAGTCTCCAGCTAGGAAACCCTCTTCTTGTGGGCGTGAATGTTTAAGTAAACTCATAGTAAGCGAATGCCATTCTTTATAAGGATTAATGCCAACGGCGATACCATTGTCAATATTATTTTTAATGGTCCATAGAGAAAACATTCCAAAATATTTCCGGACTAATAACAAGTAGTCCAATGGACAACCTGAAAATAATCTGGTTTTCTTCAAAAGAACTTTCTCTATGGGTCGTTTCTCATCTTTAAGATTATCAGTATAAATGACAAGGCATCTCTCTCTGCTTTTAAGTGTATCTTCCATGATTCTACATCTCTCTAAAAGATGTTGACCATGAATAGGTAAGGGATCTTGGGAATTACCCAACCATTTAAGTTTACCAGTGAGACCTTCCTTTTCAAAAATGAAAGGATAACCAGGGCTGGTGGATCTATCCACTGGCCCAAAATTAGGTTCATCCTTTATACCATTTATAGTTTCATCCCAAGTCAATAACCTTTTAATTGCATCATACTTAACGGAGCGGGTGACAATGTAATTAAAGGTGGCCTTGGAAATAGCCAAAAAGAGGGTGTCATCTATATGGATTGGTGGTCTACAATATTTTGATATTGCAAGACGATAAGCTTCACGGGACAAGTTGGTAGGGGATAGATTAAGCATGGGCCATTGACCATGCAATGCACTAGGCACAATCTGAGTTTTGTTAGGATAATTCATAGATTTGTTTACATCAACATCACAAAGTTGCGAAAATATAGAAGGTAAATCATTATCGGGTATACATGCTTGAAATTCAATAGTTTTATCAATGCATAAATCACCAATGTGTTCACAGATTTCATCAATATCTTCTAAACACAATCTTGCTGAGTAGCCATTTCGCATTAAACTTTTTCCAGCTACATGTATGCCATAAAACTTTTTCCTACAGCTAGCATCAACTTTAAAGAGTAGTGATCCACAATCTCCAGCCTCTGTGCCAGCCCTATAATGAAAGGGAGTCTCTAAGGTGAATGAATCATTACCTTCAATGGTATCATAATTGATTTGTATATCATCACATCCCATAACATGTGTTATTCTACTAGTAAGACCCATTACAGAAAAACCTCTCAAAACACCAGTGAAATTAGTAGCTTCAAAACTCTCTTTACGAGTAGGTAAATAGTGAGTTATGTCTCGGTGCAATTGAACTTGAGTCTTATCAAATAGAATACAAACCAAATCTCTAGCTTCCATATATTCATTACAGAATAGCATTTCACTACGAAGGATTTTGGCGAAAGTGAATTTCCTATAAAACCGAAATCCATCACGTGTATTTTTGTGTAAGATAACTGCAGACTCAAGATCAACTTCAGTTGACTCATCCTCGACATAAGCAGTAAGTATATTCACGAAATGCCTAGGTATTATGGCTAATCTATCTCTTAAAAACGTCAAGGTTCCCAAGAGATTAGTATTATCAATAGTTAAATTTGTTGGAACTTCCTCACACTTATGAGGAATCCATGATATCCTATAACTATTATTGGATAAGACACTAGACATTACTTCATCTCCATTTTTGTCTTCTCCTGCTTGAGGATTAGCTTTTTCTAATTTTGTCAAGTTTGTGACTTTAGCAGCATTAGACTTTTTCTTAAGCTTATACTGTGGTTTAATTTCCATATCGACCTTTTTAAACATGCATTCCCATTCATCAAGGTCCAATACGCGATCA